ATGAAAAAATACAACTTATCAAAAATTATGAAAAGAGCATGGGAACTGGTAAAGAAAACATCCTTCGGAATCTCCGAAGCTTTAAAGAAAGCATGGAAAGAAGCGAAAATGGGAGGAACAAAAATGACAGGAACAGAGAAACAGATCAGTTTTGCAAACGATCTGATCAAAAAAATGAACGAGCAGTTTGATGCTCTGATCGCAGAGTGCAAGGCAAAATATCCGGAAAGCGTGAGCATGTGGGAATCTCGCAAGGAAGAATACAACAGAATCCTTTCCGAATCTGATGCCGGACTCGTAATTGATCTGCTGAAGTGGAACAATGAAACAGCTTACATGAAATACTACCAGAGACTTATGTTTGATCTTAAACACGAACGCAATACAATGTGCAGAAGAATTTTAAGTGAAGTTTACGGAAAATAATTACAAGAAAGACATTGTAGCAAGACGCAAGTGATGTATATGCTGACCTATCGGCTACGGGGAGAAAGAGGTAGAAAAATGAAAATCAATGGAATCGGAACAATTAAAAAAGAAGAAGCAATGAAGATTTTAACGAGAGAAGGAAGGGAGGCAGTTAAATCTGGGGAAATTACAACTGAAGAGCTTGGACGCATGTATAAGCTGGAAATGGTTAAGAAATTATCTAAAATCGGAAAATACGGTTGTACGTTTGCCGAAAATTATAATAGAGTGCCGCAAGAAATCGCCGATAAGTTATCACCGGAAGAGATTGCCGAATTAGTAGATAGTTTTTATGATTGCTATAGTGATGGGAGAAAGAGGGGTGAATAGAATGAGGGAACATTTAAGCAGCGTGCAAAGATTAAGAAAGGCTACAGGGCTAACGCAACAAGAACTTGCCAATAAGACTGGTATTAACATTCGGCAGATACAGAAATACGAGTACGGAGAGTACGATACCGGAAAAATGATGCTCAGGAACGCAATTGCTCTGGCAGATGCGCTGGAATGCGATGTACGGGAATTGATCAGATAAAAAGAAAAGGATAAGCATTAAGCCTATCCCTATCTTTTAGCTATTTAAAGCTACTTCTAATATTTCAATCCGCGAAACTGTGATTTGCTCAGTCTCCGCAATACAGAGCATCATCTGTATTGGACGGATTTATAATATCACATTTATCCGGATATGTAAATACATCCAGAAAATTTATCTAACAATTGTAAAGTTTCCCCTCAGAGAGCTGATCTCCGAGGGGATTTTTATTAGATGGTTTTGACTGGATCCCGATACAATGGGTTTATTAGTCTCACATGCCATGGTGCATTTTTGCCCCAACTGTAGCATGGCATATCATGCCCAAAGTTATCCTTATAAATTTGCTGAATGATTTTTAACTCGTCTGGATGTGCCAAAGCTGTCACCACTCCATCATGCATCCAATAAACACATCCTTTTCCCTCTACTGTAAACATACACTGCATATCTTCATTTTCTCCTTTCTGCTCTGCTGTTGCGACTTGATTTCCATTCATCAGTTCGCTGATACGTTTAATAAAATACGTTTTTGTCGCTGTCGCACCACCGTGAATCTCCACTGATCTGTGCGGACAAGCTGTTGCGTACACCTCCTGATGTAACATGATTGTGCTTTCACTTGGTACGATTCCGTATTGCTTACATTTCTGCGCTGCCAACTGTAGTGCTTTTTCTTCGTTCGCCTTAAAGGTATCTAAGTCCCCCATGCTCTGGCAGACCTCTACACCTAAAAAATTAACGTTTCCGTTTGTATCCCCGCAATGCCAAGCACAGTTAGAATCATCCTCTGCTTGCAGAATTCCATCGTTACACACATAGTAGTGAGCAAATCCGTTTTCCAAGTTTGCGTTTTGTAAGTAATTCCTGTAATACGCTGTCGTAGCATTCTGACCGTCTGCCCCATTATGAATAAAAATACCGACAGGATTTTTACCTCTCCTGCCGGCAATTCCTCTACAGATACTCATTATTTCTCCTCCTGTTCTTCCTCCTGCTCTTCTGTCTCAAATGCTTTTTCCAGTTCCTCTGCTGTTGTTCTGCCAAATTCGTTCTGTTCGCTCATGTTCTCACCTCCTCTCTGTGCGATGTCGCACAACTTACATATCGTATTTAATGTTTTCCCACTTTTTATAAGCATCAAAATATAACTCGTTTTTGTCTCCATTGTATGTGATCTCATAATACATACCGTCACTCACTGGCGTACTAAGCAGCGCCTTGTGATTTTGCAGTGTCTTACAATACCAAACCACAAACACATCACCTACCGTCATGTTGTCAGATGTATCAGTCTTGTCTTTATTCTGATTAAAATAATCCGCTACCTTTGCTTTGCAAATGTTTAAAAATTCCTTGCTTCCCATGATTTTAACTCCTTTCCGTGCGATGTCGCACAATAAAAGAGGACGATTACTCGCCCTCCTGCTCCTGTGATTTATTTGTTAAAACATCCAGTGCTTTTTTTAACGCTTCCGGATATTTCACACCCATAATTCCAACATTTTCCAAAATCGAGATACCCTCATTTGCTATAAATGCCAGTACTACGGCTGTGCGGATGTAGTCTACGCCGAGAGTGACATCCAGCCGATATGCAATAAGTACGATCAGTAGAGATACCCCTTTTCTGCACAAACCTTTCCACGCAGAGTAGCTACTCAGTGCCCCGTTTTCCGACTTGTTGCTCTTTTTCCAAAAGGCGGCAATCAGAAGTCCGAGAACAAAGTCCACTCCCATAAAAATAAGTAATGTAGTCAAATCCTCGGACCATCCTCCAATCAGATTTACAAATCCTCCAACAATAGCTCCAAACACCATGCATAAAAACGCTTTTACATTTGCCAACTGTTCCATTTTCTTCATATCCTCACTTTCCTTTCTGGTTTTAAGTATAAAAATAAGACCATTACGGTCTTGCTCTAATCTCCATATTCACTCCTTTAATCAATCATCTGTAATCCACGTGAATGTTGCGTGACGTTCTGTAAATGCGGCATTCTCCACATAAATCTTGATCCCCCCATCTTTTCCTATGCCGTATCTTCCCGTTCCAAATATGTTAGATCCTACAACTTCACTATAGGGAGCAAAGAAATCCATAACCGGTCGATATCCTACTGGAATTTTCACCTCGTTGAATGGCCCGTATTCGCCACTTCCCGGAAATTGTGCAATCATTGTGATCTTGCATGTTACCGTACATCCTCTTCTTTTTAGTTCCACACGGATGTTATTAGCGGAGTTTGTACTTGTATATGGACCTTTCACGGTACCGGAATCGTAAGAGATAGATTTTGTAAGCTGCTTAATCGTCCTAATAAGCCATATGCTATCTCCATTTATGTTTGTCACCGAAAAGTCACGCATCTCCTCATCTCCGCGAATAGAGCATACCATAGATCCATTCGCGATATCATCTGCCATGCTACTGCCGCCGGAATAAAATTCTAATCCAGAGTAGTTTAATCGACTCCCCCAGTACCTAGACGCTGTAAACGATCTTACCATGTCAATATTCTCTTTTTTTACAAAAACGGAAATTGTACCGTCACTGCTTTTAGACACGATCTCTCCGGTGTCTACATTTATGCAAAAGTGTCCACCCTTACTCTTAATAAGTCCGGCTGTTACAGTTCCAAGGTTGGCAACGATCGCACTGAGCGTTTGCACGTCCAGATTCTCGACTGCGATATAATGGATCACCCATTTACTTCCATCCCACCGCTTGATCGGCTGACCGGATGCCGTTTGCCATAACTGGCCAACTTTAGGATTTGACGGAGCCGTAGAAGATACAATTATGCCACTTGGTCCTGTTGCTCCTGTAGCACCGGTCGCTCCCTTATCACCATATGCTCCGATGATACATGGTGCTGATTGATACGTGCTACCATTTGTATAGGTAACAACTTCATAATTCCACAGATATTTTTTTGACGCCGTTATTGCTTGTACAGTTGTAGTCCATCCTGATGTGGACGCCGACACACCGCTTCCGCTTGCCGTTGCAAGATAATAATTCGTGATAGACTTTATTCCGTTTCCAGTTGCCCCTTGCGGTCCCGTTACACCAGTTGCCCCCTGCGGTCCTTTCGGGCCAGTCGCTCCTTGTGGTCCCTGGGGACCTGTTGCACCTGCATTCCCTTGAGGTCCTTGTGGACCGGTAGCTCCTGTTGCTCCTTTGTCTCCGTATATCCCGATTATTTTTGGTGTAGTGGTCGCTGTCGTATTATCTGTAAACGTAAATTTTTCATAGTTCCACAAGTATTTATTTGTTGCTGTCATCGTCGGAACTGATGTACTCCAACCGCTTGACGCTGTTGTAATTCCTGTTTTTGCGGAAGAAATCAAATAATATTCTGTAATAGTTTTTATCCCTCTTCCAGATGACCCCGCAGGCCCTTGTGGTCCATTATCACCTTGAGGTCCCGTTGCTCCCTGCGCGCCCTGTTTCGATTTCGAACCGTAAACCGTCTTGTGATAGAATTTCCGTTGTATGTTACTTTAATGTCAACCCATCCGTTATCCGTAGATAGAGCGGATACCTTGTAAGTACGTGTACTTAAATCCCATGTACCAGCAATTCCGGAAGATTTTGTTACGGTGTAAGTAGCGACTTCTGAAACGTCCTGTGCGCCGTTGTAAACCTGCACTTTTGTAGAGCAATCTATAAAGTTTCCACCGTTTCCGTTTGTGTCTGTTGCTACTGTTTGGGAATCGTTGGACAATGTTACTACTAAAGTTTCTATGTCCTCAGGAGCGGGAGACCAGTCTGTGGCTTTATTACCCTTTTCAAGTTTGATATTTCGAATTCTCCATTTTTTACCCACTTCATTATTTGATAACATGAAATCTATTTTTCCATTTAAAGATGTAGATGGATATTTTAATTTCAATGAATATTTTGCAGGCGTTTTGTTAATTGTTTGATTTTGATCTGGAGTACCAAAATCTGTTTCTAACACAGCAGTTTCAGCAACAGTGTCTACCAGATACGCTTCGTAACTCACTATGTATTCAACATTTTTTTCTGGTATAAATTCTTGAACAAATCCAGACCATGTCCCACCAATCGTAACTTCACACCATCCATTAACCATCTGGAGAGATTTTGTATTACTACCTTTAATCCAATGGTTAAAAGTATTAAACCCTGTGTTTAATAGTAAATTCCTACCGCCAATCTCCAAATTATCCACATCCGTAAGCACAACAACACTCTGCGTATCCAAAGCATTTATAGTCCCGTCTGCGCTGTAAAGCGTGCAACGGAGTATTTTCGCAGTTGCAGTCGGTGTATACTCCTTTGCACTTTCGTTCGCAGATGAGGTGTATTTCACGGAGTATGATGTTCCGTTGGTTGACTCTTCGATTTTAAATCTACCATTATATGGTATCCTTGTCGCACTGTCTCCATCTCGATAAAACGACCGGAATGTTATTTTAGATGGTGTTAAAGCTCCGTCTGCACCTTTTTTAATAGCGGTATCGGACGCTTCCAGGATGTAGCTTCTTGAGTTTGTTCCGTCTTTTCCATTTTCGCCTTTGATCTTTGTCCATGTATATTTCGTAGCATCTGTACTATCTGCCTGTGTATAATCTGTATACTGCCCGATATAGAGCTTATTTGTACCATCCGTGGTGGAAAATCCCGTCTTGCCATCTGCACTGTTTGCGTAGGCGATATGTAGATACGGGGTCTTTCCATCCGCTCCCGGCTTTCCGGGTGTTCCGTTTTCCCCGTTTGCGCCTTTGATCTTGCTCCATGCGTATTTTGTTGGGTCTGTGCTGTCGTTCGGAATAAAATCGACATACATTCCGATATATTCCCGATTACTGTCAGAAACAGAAAAATCTTTAGACCCATCTGCGCTGTTTGCATAAGCAATGTGGGTGTACTGTGTTTTTCCGTCCTTCCCATCTTTTCCCGGGATTCCCTGATCCCCTTTTGGACCCTGTATACCATCCAATCCCGGAGCGCCTTGTGGACCCGGAGGTCCCTGTTCGCCTTGCTCTCCTTTCTCACCTTGCGGACCCTGTTCTCCGTCTTTTCCATCCTCTCCATCCATTACATCTGTAATCGTAACCTCGTAATACCCACGTTTTATCCCATTTTCCATAGCCTCAAACGAGTACACCGCCTTTGTATCCACGTCCGTAGCATTTACCGTAACGCTCTTACCAACATAAAACTCATGCCCATCCTTGCTCCATCGGAATTGTAGCTTGTCTGCCACATCCACGCCGTTATCGTAAGCGTAAGCGGTCAGAGTAGTGCTACCGATGCCATTTTTAAAGATAACGCCGTTGTTTGTTGAGATAGAGCAAGTATAAACCTTATTTTTATTAATAAGGTCTTGCATCCTCTGTAATAAGCTGTCCGAAATTTCCGATGTCAGCTCTTTGTAGTTTGTAAATACCGTCTTTGCAGTTTTTGGATTGGTAAGACTCCTGATCTGTTCTGATACTCTTGCCTGTAGATAAAGGACTGGTGTCCACTCCTGATCCTGCATCCTTACCGTATCCCCGATGTTGGTGTCAAAATATCCGTCCACCTCGTAAGTCACCACCGGTTCAGATGCTGTTTTAAGATCAGACAGAGCCATGCTATAGAGCTTGTCCTTGCTGTCTGTATCGTACTCTTTACGCATCAGGATATAAGCATCAGCCTTATTTACGATGTTGGATGGGAACCGGTCCCTTGCCTGCGGTGCGCGGATGATCGCACCGTCTGTAAAGTACTCGATATTGCCGTTTTCATCGTATTCTTTCTTGTCAAGACCATTGATTGTCAGACCGTCCTTTCCGGTCGGCTGGATGCAGGTGTAAAGCTTCTCGGCATCTGTGGTTTTTCGAATTCCGGTAATTCCTTTCCCGTACCGCAGTACAATGTCATTCCGGTATTCTCCGACTCCGCTGTCTGTATCGGAGTGTTTCCGATATACATTTAGGACAATCTCTTTTAAAGAGTAGTCTCTGTTCAGTACTGTCTCAAATTCGATCTCCGCAGAAAAGACATTAGCCAGGGAGAATAATCTCTTTAATACGGACGTTGTACCTGTCCATTCGTTGGTGATCCGTTTGTCCGACACCTCATTGAGTCCCAATTTAAGCGTTCTCTCAGCATCAAAGACGGCGAGGTACTCTTCAAAACTCATGGCTTTTCCAGCTTTGTATTCGCCAGCATCCTCGTTAATAAGCTCAAACGACAGAGACCATGCCGTAGCAGTAATTGTCTTCTCCGTCTGATTGGTATTTACAATATTTAAGTAGTAAGATTTACCTTTATAAGTAAACGCTACCTTATTCCCGGCTGTGATATGCTGTGCGTCTGGATGCTTTGCATTTACCGTAAAAGTGTAAGTATTCGCCGTACCCTGTAAGTATTCGTGTAGCTCATCATTCCAGTAGTGCATGGACTTTTTATGCCCGTTGTCCATAAACGCTACTGGCGTGTTATTTGCGCTTAAAATCGCAATTCTGATGTTATCCATTACAAATATACCTCCCGTATTTCCGCTTTAATCTGCGGCGGTGGAGAAGAAAAGGAAGAGTAGCAGAACTGGACTTCCGTTGTTCCAGGTGGAACTTGAAAATAATCCGTCCCCGTAATCTCATCTCCTTTTGCCGGCATCCCGTTTACATAGACCTTTGTACTCTCTCCGTCTATAGTCACCACGTCACCGGCACGATACCGGTTCGGCACATCTCTGTATTTTTCCACGTTATCTTTGCGGAACCAGATGCTTTTTAAATAATTGTGTGTGACCAGCTGATTTCCAAGATCTCTACTTCCCCACTGCCCGATCCAGACCTGTATCTTCTCACACACCATGTCTTTAATCTCCGGGATAGTAAAGTAATAATACTGACCGTACCAAAAGATCCGTAGCCTGTCACCCTCTTTTAAAAAATCATTATGCCCGCCACCCATCTTTAAATTAAACGGGTTTCCCTCATAAGCTGTCGGCTGGAAATCCAGTGTCTTGATCTTCTTGTTTTGTGGTGCGAACCAGTCCACATGTGCCGTATTGCCAACCGTATCACTCTTGTTAATAGACATGGCGCATATCACCTTGTTATCTCCAGTCAGGAATGCAATAGTCTGCGCTCCTGTCTGTCCCATCAAGCCGGTTTCGAACCAGTGCTGCGTGTAACAGTAAAAGTTCTTCGCTCCACGTCTGCCCTCACTGTCCACCGGGATAGTAAGGGTTTTCATTCCACCGTTCCAGTATCCGGATGTTGCTTGTCCACCTTTTAATGCCATCACATTGTATCCAGCAACATTCTTGACTTCAAGTGTTCCCTGTGTGGTGTTTTCCGGATTCTGATAAGAGGTCCCGTGATCGTCTTGAAACAAGCCGTAACCGTTAAACAGTTCTTCGGACGCTTCGTAGTTTTCTCCGTCCGCCTCTTCCTCTTTCCCTAGCTGGATCACTCCGTACTGGCTCACAAGTCCGATAAATCCGTTTTCATGATTGTGTGTGATCTCATAGTCCACGTCCGCCCATTCGGTGCCGTTGTTTTGGATGGTGATGGTCTGGTACCCGTCTTTTTGTACTCCGTCAAAGGAGAATTCTGCGGTAGAGTATGCTACTCCGTCCGGAATGAGCCATGTGATTGTGCCAGTGCTGTACATATCATCCTCTCCCAGCACCGGTTCCCCATCCACGATTGCTTCATAGTAAATGCTTGGTTCGTCGGAAAAAATCAGTCTCTTTGGTTCTTTACTATACAGAATTTCTGACATTTTTCTGCGGAACTCACTGAGTTCCCTTGCCGTAGAGTTTGAAATACGAAACTCCATTACAATCTGTTTTGTAGAGTACGTGGAATGCGTAAACTCTCCTCCATTTACATTTTCAATGCTCCTTGTATTATTTGTGATGGAAGGTGATAAGTTCCGGTCAAGTCTTGTAATCTTAACCGGAATCTCTACGCCTCCATATGTTGCTTTAAGCAAGCCCAACTCTCTCACCTCCTAATAGTTTCTCGAAATCATCCATCTTTTTTATCATCGGTCTTGCATATCCAACCGTCTGCTGTGCGACAACTCTTCCGTCCAGCGTCGTTGTCAGATTGATATTTAGATTAATATCCTTTTCGCCCATAATCTCCAAGATTGATTCCTTAATATAGCCTTTTAACGATCTCAGCGGCGTGATTGCTTCTGCTTCTCTTTCCGCAGCACCACCGATTCCTCCAGACGGCATCTGGAATAATGCTGGTTTCGTAAGGATTCCACCATCTTTAAACCATTTCACGTCCAACATCGGCAGACTCGGTAATAGATCGGAAAAATTGATATCTCCAATACCATCCTCGTACCCAACTCCACGATAAGCAGCCGCAAGGCTTCCATACGTAGACACTGCGTACCGGATGGATGCAAGCATATTAGATAGTGGATCGTATATATTTTTGTCATATCCAGCCATCGCATAGGCTCTAAATGTTGGGTCAATGACCTGCATGAGTCCCTTAGATGGCGTTCCATTAACTGCGTTGATATCCCAGTTGTTGATCGCATTCGGGTTTCCGCCGGATTCAGTCTGCATCTGGTACAACAATCTCTGTAAATTTGCTTCGGAATACTGCCCCGTCATCTGTAATGCTCTTATTGCAAGCGTTCTCCACTGCTCCACGCCGGCACTCGGATTGTAATTAACGTTCGATTGCGTATCAAAAATTCCTTTCACAAATCCGACCACGCTGTCAAACACCGTATTCACTGCCCCTTTCGCAACGGAAATCCAAGGTTCGAATGCTCCAGACAAATCCGTAAATTTATCGATTGCAATCTGCACAATTTTACTCGGGTGCGTGATATAGTCCCACACGCTTCCGGTAAAGTCTTTAACCGTATCCCAGACACCGCCAAAAAACTCACCGATTCCACTTGCAAAATGCGGAAGTTCTTCCAGAAAACTCTTTGTTTGGTTGGCTGGCATGATTTTCGTTCCCTTTTCCAGTGGCAGGACTACGTCACGCCCCTCTGGAATAAATGGTTTTCCATGTGGCGGAACGATCATTTCTTTGTATGTAGAGCCTTTCTGGTCGTTTACGATACCTAGCGTGTCTTTTGGGATGCCACCAGTTCCTCTTGCAAACTTCGGGACTTCCCACAATGCAAATTGCTTGTCCGATCCTACTTTATCAAGCACCCAGTTTACACCATTAATTACGCCATTTACTGCTCCACCTATTGGTTTCACAATTGCGTTCGCAATCCCTTTCACGATTCCTCCAAGAGTATCCTTGAGATTGTTAAATCCGTCTTTAATAAACTTCCAAACAGAAGAAAAAGCGTCCATAGCTTTCTCTTTGATCGAATCCCATATTCCACCGAGCGTGCCCTTAATGCTGTTCCAGATTCCAGTTGCAGTATCCTTGATTCCATTCCAGATGCCGGAAAAGAAATTCGCAACAGGGGTGAATATAGCACTTGCGGTGTCTTTTATCCAATTCCATGCGCTTTTTAATGCAAATTTTATTACTTCCCATACTGTATAAATAACAGCTTGAATCGCGTACATAACCGCACCGATCGTTCCCTCGATAAATTTCAGAGGTCCTTCTATTACGTTATAAATCTGCTCCCAGATATCAGCAAAGAAATCCTTAATGCCGTTCCACACTCCCTGGATTTTTTCCGATATAGAGTCCCATAATCCAGACATCCAATCTTTAAATGCATTCCATTTTTCGGACAGCCAGTCTGTGATATCTCCCCAGTTTTTTATTACTGCCACAACTGCTGCAACCACTGCAATAATTCCGGCAATAATTCCGGCTACTGGTAATAGCACTCCTGTCAAGAATGCCATTGCACCTCCAGCCGCTGCTATTCCACCAGCTACAACCGCAAGAATCGGTAGTAAAGCCGAAATCACCATTGCAATCCCACCGATTACGACTATAATAGTCTTGCTTGTTCCAGAAAGACTGCTAAACCACTTTGCAACTTTCTGAATGATAGGAACAAGTGCTTCCAGAATTGGGGCTACTGCTTCTGAAATGGCACTCCCAAACTCAGCCATAGCCAACTTTACGTTATTTAGCGCAACCGTTTCTTCGTCAATCGGGTCTAAAGTATTGCTGAAAGTCGTTTCCACAGTCCCCTGACTGTCTGAGGCAGCGCCTCCTAGGTCGTTCAGGTTTAGAACCCCTCTTTGGATGGCATCTACCATCCTCACAGCACCTTTTGTTCCGAATACCTCGGCGGCGGCGTTTAATGCTTCCGTCTGGTCAGTCGCATTCAAAATTTTATCCTGCGTTTCTGCCAAACCGTCAGTGAGTGATTTCCCGTCTTTTGCATAATTTACCGCTGCCTTTGATAAGCTGCTTAATGCGGCAGACCCGTCTACTCCTGCCTGCTCAAATGCCCCCAACAGCTTTACTGAGTCCGAGAAACTCAATCCCAATTCTTGTAGCTGTGGTGCTCCTTCAATCGCTTTCTGAAATAGATCGTCTACAGATACGCCCGTGTCTTGCGCTGTTTTTGCAACATCATCAAGTACGCTGTCTAGATCATCACTCGACATGTGGAATACGCTAATCGCCTGTTTTGCGTTTTGCGTTGATGCTACCACATCGGATCCAGTAATTTCCGAAAACTTCAACATTTTTTCAGATGCATGTTGTAATTTTTCATCGGTGAACCCGAACTGCGTATTCATCTCCCCAATTACTTTTCCGATGTTTTCAAGGTTGTCTATCGGAAGGCTGGACGCAATGCTTTTATAGACATTATCCATTCCTTCAGCAAGCTTCCCTGTAGCACCTGTCGCTGTTATGATTGCATCAGATCCGGCATCTACCTCATTAAATGCTTCTTTTGCGTTGTCACTAAACTCTTTTATCTTCTGCCCTGCATCTGCTATGATTTCAGCGGCTTGCATCATGTTTCCTGCAACAATTCCTTTTCCGATACCGTCCAGTGCTTCTCCTGCCTCACCTGAATTCTTCTTCATCTCGTTCAGGTCGTTGTTCACTTCATCAATACTCGCCCCGTCATCTACCTTATTCAATGTAGCTTTCATCTTTGACAGGTCAGTTTCTGCCCCAAACGCTTCTTTTCCTATCTTGTTAAGCGCTACTGTCAGATCGTCACTGTTCGCCGTTCCATTTTTTATGGCATTCGTCAGCCTCGTTCCGAGGATGTCCTGAAAATCATCTAGGGACTTTCCGGTTGCTTCAAACAGCGTCTGCAACTGCTTCGTGCTTTCTTTTAGGGATTTCTGCTCAGTCTCCATTCGACTAATCTGCGTGGTGTAAGATTTTAAATCCTGTTCCGTCTTCGCAATTTCCCTCTGAAATTCTCGGTATTCTTCTGCTCCAATGTCACCAGATTTGAACTTCTTTTCTACTTCTCCCTGTGCCTGCTTTAAGGCTTCCAGCTTTTCCTTGGTATTTTCGACCTGTTTACTTAATAACTCCTGTTTCTGTGCAAGCAACTGCGTATTCTTCGGGTCAAATTTTAATAATTTATTTACAGAGCTTAATTCGCTACCAAGACTTTTTGATGTATCTTCCGCGGATTTCAAAGCTTTGCTGAGTGCCGTTGTATCCGCACCGAATTTAATTGTGATTCCTTTTATTTTGCTATTCGCCACTTTCTCACCTCTTTAAAAATTATCAAAATCTTCCTGTGTTGCTTTTCTCGCAGTAGGATTTTCATCTTTTTTCTGGTTGTCTATATACTCTTGTACATAGTCCAGACAGTCACCGATTGTCATTTCTTCCATGTCTTCGCTGGTCAGTCCAACCTGTCTGCACACATAAAAAAAGGACTCATTTGTAAACGGTTCTCCGCTGGATGAATCCTGATCATTTATTTTTTTTTACTTGTTGGCATGGTATCTGTAAGCAGATCCTTTACTTCTCCCATGATTTCATTGAGCGGGAATACTTCGAATCCATCCAGCCACTCCAATGGATCAGGAATCGTCCTGTCTGCTGTTTTAGCCATTGTCCAGATGATGTCATAAAATACTTCCATGTCCATGTGGTCAAGAGAAGCAAAAGAAATATCCTGTATTCCAAAATTCCTTTTCGTTCCTTTTCCAAACACTTTCGCTACTTTCATCAGGTCTGCAAAATAATCTCTTCCAAACTGCGCTTTATATCGTTTCGGCAATGCTGCCGTTGATTTTAATTTCACTTGTTTTTCGTCAATGTAAATTGTTTTTTCCATAACATCCTCCACTTTTTCTATTTGGGCAGATCGCTCCGCCCTTTATTTCGCTTTACCTACTTTTGCCTTTCCAATCTTCCCCCTGCCTACCAAGGCGAGGTCTTCAGGGGGTGCTATTCCCCCGATTTTTCATATACTGTTGTATACCAAGAGTTATATGTTGCTTCATCAACTCCTGCTGCTGTGGATGCTTTAACTAAGTTGTCTGTCGGTCTCGGACTTGCCACAAGCGAAAGTTCTGTTGTGTTCGGTTCTCCACTGTCTTTTGTTGTACTTCCGACAGATGGTCTGTTTACAGAGCAGTAATAAAAGAGGTGTCTAGTTGCCTTGGCATCTCCCTGAAATTCAAACATCAGTGCGATATTCGCTACCTGTGCGTCAGAGTTTTCGAGAATCACTCCTTTTTCTGTTTTCTCCTCTTTTAACACTTCTGTGCGGAAATCTTCTGGAACTCTCGCAAGCGTCAGAGTACCTTCGTATCCCTGATTGTTTGCGTTTGTGTAATAATCAATGTCATCAGCTTTAAATCGGATCAGATCACCACTCTTGTTGAATGTGATGCTTACCGCACCCGGCAATTTCTTCGGTGCACCGTACGTGATTTTTCCACTCTCATCCACTGTAACAACAGCGTAATAACAGTTTCTTAAGCCAAATTCCACTTTGTTTTCTTTTGCCTGTACAGCTTTTGTTGCTCCTGCCATATGTTACCTCCTATATATCAATTTCGTATGCTTTTAGATACATACCTCAGAATCTAAAAAACTCTCGTACGATTCGTACGGGAGTTGATTATCGTTTAATAGTTGCTTTACCCTTTTTTCCAACTCGATATCTTTGTACTCAGTGTACACCTCAATCGTGACGGCATACCCTTCGTGATATACAATATCGTCTGCATAAAACGCCACATCCTCGTCCGCATAATACACGATGTACGGGAGAGCCGGAACTTGACCGGGAGCGAAACAGCGGTATGCGATTGGTAGATTCAATTCTTTTAAGATACCTTTTAAATCTGGCAATGTCATTTTCACAGTCTCCTTTCCAGCTCTTCAACATATTCCTTTATGGACTCCTGTTCCACTTCTTCAATGTGTGGGTATGCCTGTACTTCACCTATTTTTCTGCCGCCACGCTTCAACTGGTGTCCTTTTTCCAACAGATGGGTCAGGCGGTATGTTGGGGATCTGTTGTGCACCGTAATTCCACTCCTGTCTGTTGCCCTTGTCCATCCTTTCGCATACCGCCCACCGTTTTTGCTTTTTGGGCTGTTTGCTTTCAGCTTCTTCACACATTTTTCAGATACATTCATCGCAACTTCCTGTGTTGTTTCCTTAACTTCTTCTGTGTATTCTTCCATCTGCCGCATGATTTCTCTTGCCAGCCTGTCAGCACTTATACTCTCGCTCATTTTTCAATCCTCTCCGTACAGGTCAGTTCCAACTCTTCCGTGCTGATTGGATATGTCTTAATCACTTTCAACTTCTTTCCGCGAAATCGGATATACCTCTGCCCTTCATATTCGTAAGGGTGCACGATCAAATTTTCTGAAATTTCCATATTGTTCTGTCCTGCAAGGTAGAATTCATTTCGGGGAACTTTTTCTTTACAACACCAGATCTCTTGTTCCGCTTCAATTGGTATTTGCTGACAAATCTCATCCTCTCCGTATCCATTGGCAGATATCAATACTACTTTTTCATCCCAAGTCCTCATTTTTGCACCGCCTTAATCATCAGATTATTTATCCTAAACCGGATACTTCTCGGAATCACGCCGTCTTCTGGATGGCTGTACTTCCACGTAGCCCAATCCAGTACGAGCAGGATGTGGTCATATCTCTCTTCCGTGATGCGAACGCCGTATACATTTTTGCATTCGTCAAGAATACCATCTATGATCGCATAAAGGACGGAATCCCTACTATCTGTAGAGATTCCAAGTCTTTCTTTCAATAATTGCAATACAATCACTCTCATAAGCATACTCCTTATGAATTCGCCATGATCCCCTGTTTTTTCATCTCCGCAAGAATCGCATTGATTTTATTTTTTAGGTCAGTTGCTGTTTCTGTTGACAAATCTGCAATCAAAGCCATCTGTTTCACGCCGCCAAGCGTTGTTTTATTCGCCGCTGGAAGAGTGTAGCTTGGTCCAGCAGGTCCCTGCGCACCCGGATTGCCTTTTTCGCCTTTTTCCCCTGCTGGTCCTGCTGGTCCTGCTGGTCCTGCAGGTCCAACCTGCTCGTTCTTCACGCCCTGCTCTAACTTATTCAGTTTCTCCGCTGTAATAACGTCATCATTATTCCATGTAGTTGGTTCGTATGCCATTTTGAATACCTCCATTATACTATTTTGCTTTACCTACTTTTGCCTTGCCTACTTTCCCTCTGCCAACTAAGGCTACATCGTCAGAGGGAATTATTCCCCCGGTGTGTATGTAATGTAGAATCCAGCGTCTGTATCCGTTTTCTTCACATCGTATCTTACAACTCCGGCAAGCAGTTTGCCGTAAATCTGGTTATCTACCCATTCAACGCTTGTCTGTTTGCGGTCGAAGAATGTGCAGAATGATTTCGGATCACCGACAAAACCTTTTAATTCGCCAGCTCCTGCGATCATTTCGTCATCCAAAACGATTACCTCTTTACCAAACAGCATCTTTCCGCTTGAGGAAGTGATAGAATCCTGCAACAGATATCTTCCATTTTTATCTTTCAGCTTGTCCAGTTCTGCGTAAAGAGAAGAGGAAATGATGAATTTTACAGGATATACTTTTTTGATTTCTTTGTTTACCAAATCTTTCAACCCATCCAGCCCTGTAACACTTTTCGCTGTTGCACTCTTTAATACAGTTGCGATATCTGTATTTCTTGTATTTCTGGACTGGTCATTGATTTCATCCCGGATCAGACCTGTTACATCATAGTCAGCGTCATCAATAGCCTCCTGAGAAATCGGAATATATCCTCTTCTTGTTGCGATGCTATAGTCGATATTTGAGATTTTTGGTTTGGAAAGCTCTGGGTTCTGTTCCAGTTCTGCAACAGTAGACATTTTACTTCCAGATTTCGCAATTACTGGATATTTTCCAGATGAACTGTTTACGCTTACATTCTTCACGTAATTTCCCAGATCCACTACATCTTCCGGCTTTTTCTGAACAGCCAGCATTTCTACCGGGATCAGGATTCCTGCATCTACTTCTTTAAAGCCCCCTTCTCTCACCTGCCCTTTTGATTTTACAAATGAGTTAATCGCACTTCTCATTTCTTCAATTTCTTCTTCATTTCTTCTACCCATGTCTTTTTTCTTCTCCCTTCTTTCCGGTGTTTTTCATACTCCTTCATCTGCTCGCGAAGTTCAGATAATTTCGTCTCTAATTCACTTTTTCTTTCGTTGTGAGCATCTCTCTCCTGCTCGAACTTCTCGATCTCTCCATCGACAACACCTCTTTCCGCTTCGGTGTTCGCTTCACTGATCGATGTTTCCAGTTCCTTTTCTCTTGTTTCAAAATCTGCGTCTTTTCCACGCATTTCTTCCAGTTCCTTTTCTTTGTCTGCGATCTGTTTCGCAAGCATCAACTGTCTTAAAGCCATTACTTTTCTCCTTTCAGTCTTTTAATAGCGTTGTTTCTCCACTGCTCCACTTGTTTCTCTCTGTACTGCTCCACCTGTGCGTGTCTTGCCTGTACTCCGGTGTCTTCGTAGGCTGGGAATGTACATACAGATACCTCATGTAGATCAACTTCTTGGATTATCCATTTCACAGTCCCGTCATCTCTCCAGTCGGTTTCCTCTCGCAAGATGTTGAACCCGAATGAACATTGATCCACATCTCCACGCTTCACCCTTTCGTATAGGTTCATAGCGTCTGTGTCGTTTTCATTAATATTGATTTCGCCCCATAGACCTCTTGCGTCTGTTTTTAAGCGCAGGGTTCCTATTTTCGTCCGACCGAGCACAAGCGTGTCATCGTGGTTAGTCAGAGCTCGGATGTCGTTACTCATGGTGTTCGCAAATGCTTCTGGTGCAATCTCTTCATAAGCTCCCGGCCACAACTCTGTTTCGGAATTAAAAACAGCGAAGTATCCGGAAATTGTTTTCTTTCCGTCCTCCGCTTCTCGTGTTTCAAACTCCGCTTTCCACGATCTGGTTAAGTTTTCTTTTTTTCGTTCTTCCACTATTCATCACCTCCTCTTAGCTTTTTCTGTTCCCCGATCATCCCCTGTGGAATGAAGTTTTCAAGGATGATTAGATCATTCAATCCATCTTTCGGAGAGTCACCAATCAAGTTCAATACATCATTTCCTGTATAAATTCCTCGGATATATAGGTTCATGCCGATTTCTGCAAGCTCTTTGGTGTCATAAGCCATCAAACTCTTTGAGTTGCATTTAAAGTACCAATGCGGGCTCTGAATCAAACCTTTCGTAAGTGTCTGTTGGAATACGTCCGCAATCGACTTCACTCGCGTACGGACAAAGTTGTTGTATTCATCCTTGTTAAAACTTCCGACTCCAAGAAAAAAAGGCGGCACATCCAGCAGGGATGCTACCGTCCTCTTATCAATCTCGACCGATTCATTTATTGCGATATCCTTAAGGGATAGTGGCTTTACCTCGGATACCTCCAGAAATTCCGCAGGTATGATCCACGGCTCACCCGGTTTCGATTCTTTCAAATATTTTTCTTTAATTTGCTTTCTTCCGGCTTCGCTTGCAAAATCTTCCGACATTGCATCCACCTTCACAATGACGTTTGGCATGTACTGTCCGCTCATAAAAGATTTCTTTGTTGCATTTGCCTGTTTCAAATTCGATGCAATATCCTTCAAAGCAAGCCTGTAGCCCGTACCCTTCCACGGATACTCCGGATTCGGGTTGATCGCAAAGTGCAGCACTTCGCTCGGATCATATTCCTCACTTCCGTAGATCACCTTGTATCCTGTCTGCGTTTCTTCAAAACTCGTCATGGACGGCTTCAGCGGAATCAACTCATCAATGTATCCATCCCTCATCACCGGAAGGACGACTGCGTTCCCGTCACCCGGCAAGAGCATTGAGTAAACAATGTTGTAAACCCACGCTTTTCTCGTCATCAGCGAATACGGATTAATGTCAATCTTCCGTGATAGCTCATTCTTAATCCGGATGTCTCCATGCGGGCCATTCTCCATCAGGTGAATTGTCATACCGGAAACCAGATCCGCAATTTTCTGACACGCCGCCCGAATTTCCGGGTTCTGCGCCAGCGTTGTGTACCCGGAAGGCAATAAAAAATCAGAGAACGTAGCTCCCTGATACACAAATACTTTATTCTGTGGTTCTGATCTAATACTCTTCTGCTTCTTTTTCTTTGCCATTTTAGCCTCCTATCCTTCGTCTTCTGCAAAAATCAGTCTCCCGTTTTCAGCTCTTCCAAGGCAAGTACATTTTCTGTCAATAAAATCATCCTTATTTTTAGCGTGAGATATATCAGTCGTATGTTTGCAATTTCCACTACATTTCTCGCATCTTTTCCCATCACATAAATAAAGGATTTCGCATTCTGTTTTCACGCCCATTCTTTCTCCTACTCTCTCTTTAACCATTTATTTGCTGCATTTCCAAGTGCCATGTCAGCCAACATCTGGCAACACGAAAATACCCCTGCATCAAACAAGTCAATTCGTCTTACGCCGCCGTCTCCGTCTACCTTTTCATATTGGATCATGTCATCCACCTTCTCGATTGCCCGTACATTCTGCACGCAATATTCAAAGGCATCCGAATGCAGATAGTAAAATTTCTTATTCTTCACTTTCACTTCAATGTGCCGAAATCCCTCAGATTTTACATAAAAATACTGTGGCTGATCTTGAATTTTAAATCCTGCTTTTTTCATTTTCAGGAAAAATTCACGTCCAAACTTCTTGTCGAATCCGACTATTTTGATTTTGAATCCCATCTTTTTCATTGAGATAAACCAGTTTACAATGTCATCGGGAAGTACCGTTGCTGTATTACTCATCGTCAGCCATCCATCCTCTTCCCAACCAAACAGTGGTATTCCATCCTCGTCACCTTTTTTAATTGCTGCAGCTCTCGGAAAGAAAGCGTGTGTGATGCAGATATCCACATCTCTGTATGTTCCATAAATAGCTCCTGCTGTCAGATCGTGAAGTTTTGATAAGTCAGCTCCGCCATACCATGTGATCGGCAGTTTTGCCAACTCTTCCAATGACCAGTTATATTCATCGTCAGATGATCTGAATTCGTTGATATCAAAATAAGCATTTAAAGCATTCGTAAAGATGTTCAGTGTTTTGTTTAAATACTCTGCTCTCAGCTGCGGCTCATTCATTGCCTGCGCCGCATCATCCATAAGGTCTTCTATTGTAACAGTAACTCCGATTGATGGCGTGCACATCTGTAATACTTCCGGATCATCCAATGTCGTAATCTCGCCTTTGCTGTTTAAAACATTGCCCTCTTTGTCCTGATCTGCTTTGCAAATAAAAATAAAATAGGAGTCATACGCCTTTTCTGTATTTGTTCCATCCAAAACTCCATGTAACGTATTTAACCTATTTGCTAAAAAACCATCTGGAATATCACCAGCCGTAGAAATACCAATCAAAAGCTTGTTTCTATACGCTTTCATAGCATTTTTCATCAGTATGTATTTCTTTGCCGCTGCTCTCTTCCAGGAATGCAGCTCGTCCAGAATCAGGCAGTTACAGTTCAGAGAGTCCAATTTATCCTCTTGGTTGGCAATCGCATACATTTCTGCGGTACCATCTCCGAAATCAATACTAATGGAATGCTCTTGGTTATTGTCTCGGATTCTCAGCTTATCAACATCTCCTCGTAAAGTCTCAACGTTATCTACCAAAAATCCAAAACTTTCCATTGTCTGCTTTACAGAGTTTGCAACAATGTATGTCTTTGCGCCGGAACATCTATCCAAAATACTCTTTGCATCAGCAAGCGCAGCACTAAAGGATGTTTTCCCCTGTTTTCTCGGTAAAAAAATAAGCGCTTCGTTGAAACGCCTGATGTCTGTTCCTTTTCGAAAGAATCCAAACAGATTCACACATACAAATTTTTGCCAGTCGGTCAGCAACATGGGAGTGCCCTTGAAGCTGACTCCATTCTTGTCCTCGCCCTGTACATGGTGGATAGTCTCCTCAATCAAATCGATCACAAAATCAAATTGATCGCTACGAAAATCCAAATCATCTCTTTCAAGGTCTGTCAGAAATCTCCTGCACGCAAGAACTCGATCCTCATTTGCAAGTATCCTTTTATTTGCAATATCCTCCGCATAGCGAACAGCCGTATCGAAATGCGGACTGTTAATATGGGATAAGTCCATTTACTTCCCCTGTTGTTTTTCCAGTAATAATGCAAATGCAGATTTCTCTTTTTTCGGCTGTTCAATCTCCGCATTGTACGTTTTTGCATTTAGCATCAGTCTGTCAGAATACGTCCCAATATCTTTTCGGAGGTTTTCAAGACTCACGAGAATAGGGCTTTTTTTACCCCCACTTTTCTCCGTGTCCAGAATCACTTCATATTCAGACTCTTCAAACTTCTTGCTCAGCACATTGTACTGGTAAATCATATCTGCATAGATCTCAATGACCTGTTTGTACTGCACTTTGTAGGTTCCGAGCTCTTTCATGTATTTAACTGTTCTGTCAATAATTGTTTGCCTTTGCGGTATGTATCTTGCCACCTATTCTCACCTCCCTATCTGCCGGAAAATTTATTTTCAGAATCCCGCGCTATTGGAAAGAGTCCTCTCTCCCGATTCTCCTGAGACATTTTTAATTCTCAAAAGGGAGGGGGTATACCTGGATCTCTTTGACTTCCATTTCCATTCCAACTCTATCTTTAAACCATTCGACCATGCTGTCTGCCTTTTCTTTGCCCAATGTAACTATATTTATTTTCACTGTTTCAAATTTGAGTCCACCGCTGATACTGTATCTGGTGTATATATCTCCTTCGCAACACTCCATGCACGTCTTAACAATCTCCTCGATTACGTTCATCACTTCGTATCCGTAGTCACTTGCTTTCCCTTTCCATCGGATTGCATACATCTTGATTTCTTCCATGCTTCAAACTCCCTTCTCCTTTTCCTCTGCCAGTACATTCCAAGGCTTGTTACCTTGTCCGTCTTCCTGTCGTGCATCCGGTCATGTTGCGCTGTAGACATACTGATGAGATTCCAGTCCGCAAGCGCAAGCTCCGGATACTCTTCCAGTGGATAGATATGGTGTACTGTCGTTGCTTCTGCATACTTGCCATATCTCTTAGACTCCTGACACTGGTATGCGTCACGCCTTAGTATGCTTTCTCTTTTCTTTTTCCACTTTCGACTTTCGTAAAACTTTCCCATGTTTCTTCCCTTCAATCAGTTCCCCACAGTTCTCACATCTCCACGTGTGCTTCGTGATAAAGCTGCCATCATTCTGTCTTACAAGATCTGTGCTGACATACTCTGTCTTGTCATGCTTGCATAACATTCTTTTGATAATACCCATGTTTTACTCCTTTAAAACATAATAAAGCACCCATCTCTGGATGCCAAGAATTTAGGACTACTGCTCGAAAGGATTGCAAATGCCAACAAAAACCAAAATAACCAAGTACACAATCAAAATTTATAAGAAAAAGGAGGAACCTTGCAGTACTCCACAACGGGTATAGCAGGACTCGAACCTGCGACACATCGGTTAACAGCCGATTGCTCTACCAACTGAGCTATACACCCGTAGGATGCCCTTTATCGACATCCTTTACCCTATCCGCACTCGGGTACTGACACTAAATATAGATTGCTGAATCTATTTTTGTTTGTTTTGCAGATCTGCGGATATCTGCGTTTTGGTACCATTTGTGATGTAAAGCCGGTGTGCACTCCCCAGAACAGACCTCAGCTGTGCAGCCTGTATACTCACACCACAAAGCGGAGCACTTGGAATCGAACCAAGGACACAGGGCGCGACCCTGCGCGTCTACCACTGATGCTATACTCCGCATAAAAACACCGCCAGACAAGAAAAGGGGAAAGTCCGGCGGTGTTCCGAATGTTTGGAAAGATTGTTTTAGAACAATATATAATCGTTCTAGAATAATTATATCATAAGCAAAATGTTAATTGTGTTAATCTTTCAGATATTCGCTAATTATTTGTGAAATTCTTCCTCTGCTATATCCAATGATGTCTGCAACCTCTTGCTGCTTCTTACCTTCCACAAATGCCAACTCAAATATCTCTTTAATCTCCGGATCATCAATCCCGTTTATGTAGTCTTCAACTTCTTTCTGCTCCTTCAGAATCAGTAACCTATCCGCTTCTTTCCTTCTGATCTGCCGTCTTACATTCTCTTCTTCGTAAGGATCATACATTTGTACGGATGTTCTCACTTCGGTGTACGGGAAATTTGCACTGGATCCTGTTACTTTCCCCATAACAACAGTTGGTTCCCGTTCGCAGAGTTCTTGTATCTGGTTCTCAATCCGGATAAGTCTATCTTTGTTTGGCTTATACTTTTTCAGTGTTTTCTTGTCCAACTCAATCACCTCCCGGAATCCGCTCTTTTATGTTGTATTTCTCTGCTATGTAGTCCACAGTATCCTTATTCGCCCTCTCGCCGCCTTTAAAGTCACAGGCAAAGGCTTTATGCCCCTTTTGCTTTAAAGCTGTCTCACAGGGCTTTTTCGTTGCCATAGTGTATGCTTCTATTTTCTTCATGATGTCCGCTGTCTCCTTTCTGCATCTAGCTTATTATCACCATTCACTCACCCTCACAGGAAGTATGATGCCTATTATTTCTCCGTAGCGTGTAAACACGGCATTGTAGTATTCAGAGTTTCCTGGGTGTTTAATAAGATTTGGCGTGCATCCGTCGAACATTTTCAAATATTTATTATCAAACCAAGCGTATCCCCCTGTTGTCTCGTCTCTTATTGCTCTCAGAATGCTTTTGCCAGTTGTAAGCATTCTGTTTGACAACTTGGCCGCCCTCATTTGGCTCTGAATATTTTCTGTGGAAAAATGTTTCACCCCATCTTCTGGCAATTTCTTCTGCTTATCTATGTCGAGCAAGAAATCTTCTTTCTTCACAAATACAATATATCTACCTTGCGTAATCATCACTTTTCCGTCTATCTCGCCCATCATATACGATCTTGTCTTCACTGCTTCTATCTGCACTTTATCTTCGATTAGCATTTTCTCTTCTCCTTCCTGCGTCTCATGGTTTCCCTGTTCATGCCGTCACCTCAATCTCTTCTCCGGTCAGCTCTTCCAACTTCTGTCGCATTTCTTCCACTGTCATTTTCTTTGGTTCTTTGCGCTCCCAGATGAGTTCAAGATTGTGGTTTTTCATGATACTGCTAAATTTTCCCATGCGCTTAATCTTATATACCCTAACTATTTCTAAACCGCTTGCCACATTTTTTAAGTTTTCGTTATAGTCTCCCAAATCCGAATATCCATCTTCGCCAATCAAAAAGCCGCCTATAACAAGTCTTTTCCCGAAATAGTTATCATTATATTCGACCACCATTCCGCTTTTTAAATCTGACTTCGTAAATTCTTTGTTCATGTAATCACTCCATTCTAAGATTTTATAATTGTACTTTTCTGCAAAATCACGAGTCGAATATTCTCCGTTTCCGCAATAACACGTTCCTTCGTTGCGCATATAATTTGTATTTTTCAAATAACTTTTTCCGTTACACCACTTCATTCCATGTTCATGCATCTGCTTGCAGAAGTCTTTCGCTTCCTCCTCAGTCTTACAGTACACCGCAATCTTATTGTATTTATTTTTAAATTCTTTCCATTTAAACTTTTTCATCTTCCTACCTCACTATCTTTCGCACAATCCAATCCAAAAACACCACAAATAGCAGTATCGGAAATCCCGCAGCCATCAGGTAATCCGCACCTTCTAGTTTTACATCCTCTTCCAATCCTGTCTTTAAAGTAATCACGGTTCCCAGCCCCAGGATGTAGTACAGAGCCAGGAATGCGATTGTGATTAAAATGTCCATGCTATTCCTCCCACCTATTATTCCATCCTTGCCTTGCTGCATCCTGTGCAATCATCTTGTCATCCCGCCACGCCTTAATTGCCACATAAGGCCCAGATGCTCCGCAAGCACCGCACACTACCCTATATCCTTTGCCTCCCATTCTCCGGATTCTGACTCTTCTGTCACGGCATCCGCAAAATGGACACGCTTTAATTTTCATTCCGCATTCCCCTTATCCACATACTTCTCCACAATATCTACTGCACAAGTCAGCCCATAAATATAGCTTTCCAGTTCTTCTGCTGTTTTGCTCGCTCCATGTCTTTTCTTTTCTTCCTTTAAGGTTTCGTAGGCGTCATTTTTCATGGATTCGATTTCTTCCACGATTTTCTCTAATGCGTTCATCACTCCACCTCCAACAGCTCTGGATTATCAAAGATATTTCCGATAACTTCCGTTCTATTTGGATTCCGATTATATTTAAAAACATCGTTATTGGTGCATTTTTTATTTCCTCGTCCACATACTGCCCATGATCCCCTCCATTCGCTCCAAAACACAGCACCTACACGATATTTTATCTCTTCGCCATCTTTTAAAAACGGACTTCCATCATAGTCATAACTATATCTGAGAATATCATTCTCCCAGATCTTCTTATCGTTTTTGTCGGTAAGTCCGGTGTACTGGCATAAAGTACTTGGAGCAATCTCGCATTTTAGTAATATATCTGGTAATTCTTTGCTAATTTTGTGTATTTCCACTTTTCCAGAAGGATATGCAACAACATACCCTTCCACCCATTCTCCATTGTCTTTTCTCTTTGCTTTAAAAAGGATTTCTCTGCTCATCTTCCTTTCCTCCGTTCTGTCGCATCTGCTCAATGTAAATATCTGTTGCACACCTTACAATTTCTGGTTTCATGCCATCGTAATCAGTGCCTTTGTAGAAATTCTTGTTACACGATCTTTTAATCATGCACAGGATATCTTCAAATGTTTGTTCTCTCATCTTTTCGCTCCACTTCATTGTTGTATTTCAGGCACTTTCCATCCTTGTACGCTACGCATTTCTCTTTAATACACGGATTCAACACTGGTCTGACAAAATCTCCATTCCCAATAAGCATTGCTTTTACCTCTTCTTTTCCCGTTAAATCAGGGCAAAATAAAATCATCACTCCACCTCCTCATATTCCGGACACTCCACACAATACTCATACATGTCCTCATCTGCACACTGTATATTACAAATATCGTTGTCCGGACATTCTATGCAGCAATAATCGTGTCCGCATATACTTGTTAATTTACATCTTCCCATCATGGTTATTCCTCGCTCCTTCCAATTACCTTATCTTTCTAAAATCACTTGTTGGTGCGTGGAATAACGCCCGTCATTGCATTTAATCATTGTCTGCTGTCCGCATGCTGTCGGACGATACTGTTTAACCACTATTCCGCATGGATTACCTGGATATTCAACGCACATCACTATGTCTCCGACTCTAATTTCTTTCATGCTATTCACTCCAATCTTTTGCAATGCGTTGACCGCAATCACAACAATATTCCATTTGTTCCGGTTCGCTCATTCCCCCCATAAAAAAAACCGACATATCTTCTACAAGACGGGCAATGAATTTCATCGTTAAATCCTAATTCTTCACTGTATAGTTTCGGAACGCAAATCGGTTTCTTCGATATCTGCTTTTCTAGTGCTTCGATTGCCACTATAAATGCATCGACATAATTGTTATAATCACTTCTTTCTCTCGTTTTCCGCGGAAGTGAGCGTAATGTTGCATTGTACGCATCTCGAATTTTGCGTATTCTTTCTATCGCTTCTCTAATTTTCTTCTCATCCATCTAATTTTCCTCCCGTTATTTCCAACCATAAACCGCTCTCTCCATCTTTTTCATACAGGAAATCCGTCTCTATCCCGCAGACCGCCAACTCATTCATTGTCCTCACGCAATCCTCTGCATCAGCGCATTTGATCGTGTCGCCTTTTCGCAAGCGTGTTTCTTTCACTTTTGGCATTAGTCATTTCTCCGTATCGTCATCTCGATTCCAATCTCACCCTTAATCATCCTCGTATATTCATCCCATGTTGCCATATCGTCCACCAGACACTCTGCTTTCAGGTTCATTCGGTCGATAAATCTCTTGCACCGTTTCCCAGCAAAACCGAACTCATCATGTAGCGTTGCGACTGCGATCACCATCATTGTGTCCAGTGTCATGTTTTTAATCTTCTCACAGGCAATGTTTAGTTCTTTTCTGGTTAAGGCTGTGTTGATTCCTGTAATGTTTCTGAACTGGATTTCTTTCTCCAGTCCCTCGATACCGTCTTTTTTTTACAATCTCCCTTGCCAGAATCAATCCCTGTGATCTACCTGCTGTATAATCATCAACTTTTCCCATGTCTACACCTCATATCTTTGCAGAAATACAATTCCGTCCCTCTCTTTGTCTTTACATACTCAAAATCCCCGATAATTTCCCGTCCACAGGAAGAACAGATATGTACTTCATTTTTCTTCGGATTCTCTTTCTTTTTTTTCATAACCTACTGTAAATACCTCCGCATTAATATCCGGTTTGGATTCGACATCGCCCTGTTGAGTCGGCAACTGGTCCGTACCCAGCCTTCGTGAAACTCCATGTAATTTGCAATGTTGCCGAAGATATCCTTAACCGAAGTTTCCTGCTTCTTTGACTCAGGCAGCATATCATTGTCTTTTAAAAAGTTTTTGAACGTTTCAATACTCGCATCTATTCCGCTCTCTCTGCTTATTGCTGCATAGATGTTCTGGATCGTAAGTCCGTTTTCGATCATGTACTTAATTTCTCCCTTGTACGGTTCGTATTGTTTTCTTTTATTTTCCATTTTTCTTAACCACATCCTCTTGTTTGCTATTACCCTCTTTTTCACTTCTTTTCCGGTAATATCCTCAAGCACTCTGCAGATATGTTCATCCGAGCATCCGAGCTTTACCATCTCTTCGATTTGGAACTGGTACGGATCAAGAAAGTGTGCTTGTCTACTCATTTTCCTCTCACCCTTTTCTTCCTCTTCCGCTTTGTACTGCCGTACATATATGCTGCCATGTTGCCCGGTTTGAATCCTGCAGACTGTTTTCTTTGGCTGCTAAAGCTGTATTTTCCTCTGTCCATGCTTACTCCCTTTCTAAACTCCACCATGCTTTCGAGTTCTTCCCATATCCGGTTGTCTGTATCTTTATTTTTAATTCGTTTCTCGCTTTCATGATGTCTGACCGTTTGATTCCCGCTGCATCTGACTCCATGAGCAGCTTCGCTCCGTCATATCGTCCGCCTGCCATTTTATCTTTTAACCATTCCACCGCCTTGTCATAATCGGTCTTAGATACCTCGTTGACCTTGTCCTTAATCTTTTCCAGTTGGACAGTGTTGGTGTTCAGCTTGTTCCAGATTTTCTCAAAATTCTCCTGCATGATTCTACGATTCTCTAAAATCTCATCTCTGATTACTGTAAGCGCCTGTGCCGCAGTCATCCCCTTCTTCTCCGGTTCTTTTACCAGACTTCCCGGCTCAAGTCCGAGAAGTAGACACATGGTCCTTTCAAAATCTTCTGTCTGTTCCGGGTTCTTCGCCATATTGCAGACAAAAGACTTGCTTCTCCCAAGTTCCGCCGAGAATTTCTCTTTCGTCTTGCCCTGCTTTTCTAGTTCCTTGCAGAGCAAAGCGTAATTTATTATCACTTTCTTTGGTTCCATAGTTCCTCCTTAATTTGAGTTCAACAGCTGCTCTTCCAGAGAGTCCATGTCGTATCCTCTGCGTTCGAAGTTGTTTAAGTTTCTGCTTACTGGCGGTTTTGCTGGCACTTTTTCCGTCTGCTCTTGGTTAAGATAAACATCGAAATTACTGCCGAACAGGGTTTTTGGTCTTAGATATATCCTCATATCCTTAATGCCGCGCTGTAATTCCTCTTTTGTCGGCTTTCTGCCCCACTCATTGTATTTTTTATCAATCACCGTCTTAAAATCATCCAGAGTGTATCCTTCATTGAATCTGGCTTTTATTTCCTTTTGGTTACTCTTAACATCCCATCTTAGTTTCTTGCCTGTCTTTTCATTCAGGTAAGAAATGATCTCTTTGTACGGGACATATATATTATTATCTTTTTCTTTATCTTCTTCTTTATCTATATCTGAAACAGCGACGTAAGACGTTCTTTCAGACGACTTGTCAGACGATTTTTCAATCAAAGCTCTCTGTTTGGCTCTTCTTTCCTCTTGGTACAGCCTGTCACGCTCCTTTTTTCGTTCATAAGCATCCAATGTCTGGTGCTTGTTCCAGTTCGGGATCGTGATTATTCCCTCCACTATCTCAATCATTTTGAATTGCTCAAACGCATTCAAAGCCAACTTTACAGTAGATTCATTCATTCTAAAGATTGTAGCCAGCATCTTGTCTGTGTAGGGAATCTTGTCATTCATCAGGAATACGCCACCGTTATTTTTCTTCCCGGCAAGACATAACAACTTGAACCAGACTGTTATAATTGCATAAGCATCTGGCAAACCCTCTATCAGCAATATCTTTTCATCATCAAAGATATCCGTTGCTATCTTTATCCACTTCACTTCTGCCATTACTCATCCTCCGCAATACAGACCACCACGCAAGGCTCATCAGAATACACTTTTTCGATTTCCATACTGGTCACCTGCTTATCATCCGTATATGCGACTCCATTCAGTCCATCCAAAATGATTTTTGCGATATTATCTAAGTCTGGCTTTTTATTTGGCTTTATTTCGCCTTTTAAAGCTTTCTCCTTATTCTTCTTAGACCAGCTCTCTGGAATCGGAAATTTCGCTAAAATTCGGACTCTCAGAGGGATGTCCGTGTAAAGCACGCCTATACTCTGCTTGTAAATCCTTGCAACTTCCTTTTCGTACTTTTTATTTTCTGGTGGCGTATATGTAATGACTTTAAATCCGGCTCTGCGGAATCTCGGTCTTGCTTTTCCAACCGGCTTGCCCGGAATTGTAATTACCATTTATTCTCCTTTCTGCTCCCGGAATTACCGGGAGACAATGAATCTGGCTTACTTAAGGTATTTGTGACGTACTGTGCAGCCATGAACGGGTTACAATTTATAGCGAAAGGTTACCCTTTGCTAACATAGTGAAATTCTTGTCGGAACTGCTCTTCTGTTCCGTAGTGCTGCAAATAATACTCTTTGCAGCGTTTTCTTAAGTATCGGTCAACTTTTAATGCATTCTCCCCTGCCCTTGTTCCGTTTGGATGCAGGTCTGGTCTCAATGGAGCGATAAAACCATAATCCTCCGAAAGCTCAATTTCTTTCGATGTGTGGCTGAAAATGTGATGCCTCTCCACTCCGTAAGCTCCGGTGTACATGCAGTGATCCATATCTTCTGTAAATATGCTCCACAGCTTCTTTGGTCTGCCGGATGCTCTTTGATGACCTTTTTTCTTTTTCTTGCACTTTGGCTAGGGAATGCCATGTCACTGTAATCAATGCTCATAGTTCAATTCCCCATTTCTGCTTAAGCTCTTCTTTTTCATCTGGGGCCAAAAGGTCTGCATCTGGTATTCCAACCTCTCTGCAATCTTCCAACACGCCTTTGATGAGTCTGCTCATTTCTTTTGTGTTATACTTGCTTGACCCTTTGTAGCATTGCAGAGTGTGTAATGTTTCAGTTCTCCCTTTTAGGTCTTTTACTTCCTGTGCTCCACGATCTATCACAATCCGGAACACTGACTGTGCCAGATAGATGTCTTTTTCCCGGAGCGGTATGTACTCAAAAGCACCGTGGGATTTCAATTCATTTAGGTACGCTTGCCACCTAGTGATGTCCAACTTTTCCGCTAATTTATCGAGTAACACCCACAAATAAGAGTTCGCGTCAAGGCTTCTCTTTGCTCTGTATGGCTTTATTTCAAGCGTTAATTTCTCATAATCTTTCAACTCATCATAGGCTTGTCGGAAGTCCTCTTCGGATTTGAATAGGATGGTGTGGCAATCTATCAAACGGCCTTTTAATTTTCCTGTGAATTTCATCAATCATCACCGTAAGTCCTTTTTATTGTGCTTAACATTGTTGCAGCTTCTGTCTCGGTAAGTGTCTGCTCAGTCCTATTGTTTTCTCTCAACCAGCGTTCAAGATTGATACCGTGAGATACGCATAGATTCTTGAGAGTCTTGATTTTCGCTTCAGACGCTCTGTTTTCCCCCGTTTCCGGTATTTGAGCATACATCTTGTTGTATTCCTCTTTAAGCCACAAATCGAACCCTAAGCCGGTATGTATTGCTACGCACTTCACAAACGCCCTGCACATGCTGTTCCAGACTCTTTGCTGACTCATAGAGTTGTCTTTTACAGGGTTTGCCCCATTCATCACAGGTGTTTGCATCTCGTACACTTGATCATCTATCACAACACGGATTCTGGTCTCGTAACATCTATTTTCAACTCCGTTTTATCTTTAAACACCGCTTTTGTCATCCTTAGGCTACTTCCTGTTTCTGGGTCTGGAATCGGAGTAAAATAAACATTTTCAGCCCCATTTTTATGTAATAAATCAATGCACATTGCCCAGTTTAAATAGTCCATACCATCTCTTTTTTCGAGGTATGGTTTTACATCTACTTTCCTCATTTCTTCATAGCTTTTAAGCATAGGTTTCCTCGCTTTCTTCCTTTACCCAACTCCCGGAGTAAAACCATTCCACCAGCATTTCTTTAAATTCTTTTTGGTCATCTGGTGTTCCATGCAAGCATCTCTCCAGTGCATATTCAAACGCCTGGTCTTCTGTTACTACCGTGTCTTTCTCTGGTCCGATACCTACATACATCATTCGTCCTCCGTCTTGTCCACTGCCATTTCCAGCAATACCCCAACTAAAATAATTGCATCATCTAGTTGCTTATCTGTTGCAATACCGTCAAACAAATCGTAATCTCCATCAGTAACAAATCCGTTTTCTTGTGCGGTTAAAAATATTCTGCTACCGTAGTTCGAAAATTCAATGTTTACGTACGGATACCCATTCCTACCTTCTCCACGCTCTTGAATCTCAAGAATTAAGTCTAAAAGTTTATGTATTTTTTCTCTATCCATTGCTTATCCTCCTAAAATCTGTTAATATATTCTTGATTTTTTGCCTGAGTGCTCGAGGGTTGCCGCCCTGTGACAGCACTCTTTTTAATACCCGACTGCCAGATACCACGCCAGTAGCACCAAGATAAACCCGATCACTGCCACTCCAGCTCTGATCCAGTAAGGCTTGTCCTTTTCTTCTGGCAGCTCTACGGAGACTGACCGGATATCCCAACTGTTTAAAGCGTTGGGCTGTTGAGTAGTCTGGCAATGGTAAGTTCCTTTAATTTCCATGTTCTTCCTCCTTTAATTTCACAGATTTCTTCCCACGCTCTTCCAATCTGACACGGTAGTTTGTAAGATATGAGATCGCGCCTTGTTTCTGAGTTTCGGTATCACCGTCTATCCTCTCTGTGGATTCCAGAGTTTGAATAAATCTCTCGATCTGCTTAACTGTCAACCTCTTCATCAGATCACCCCTGTCTGCAACTTCATTGCCCGCTCCGCGGCTCTCATTTCTTTCTGGATAAATTTCTCCAGTTCAGATGTCCGGTACATTATGGCACTGTGCTTGTTGGCTGGATTTAATAAAAACGCTACCTGCTGCCCCGGTGTATTCCAGACTCTTCTTAAAAACTCCGGCGGGTATCCCTGTTGGATGAGTTCCTTTCTACTCATGATTTCCTTTGGATAATTCATGTTAGTCCTCCAATTCTATAACCAGCGCGTTAATATTGGTTCTTATTGTTTTCACGTGTTTTTCCAAAAATTTTGGATCTTCTCCAGAAATACTTCCCGGAACATATATATTTGTTGCTGGCACCGCGCCTTTGTGATATACAACTTTCACGAGTACTTCTTCTCCAATTACATTTGCCAAGTCCGCCAACCTCAATCCAGATGGCTTGTCCGCCTTAATAGTTCCAACTTTGATATCGGACGGCTTATCGTCCTTACAAAAAACCCGAACATCCATATTTACTGTAAGTTCTGCGATATCATCTCTCTCTTTCTGTTCTAATTTGTATGATTTCACGCAGTTAAGTTTCTTGCCGTCTAAAAATAATCCATTGTCGATTTTTACGTTGCTAAACATTGTCTTTTTCCTCCTTATTTAAATTCTGACTGAAGTACTTCTATCTTCGGAATCAGTTCTTCCAGAGATCGACTTATCTTCTGATCATTTTTCTGCGAATCCATGTAGTAATCATGAATAGTTGAATACTGTCTTGACATATTCACAACTGAAAATGAAGAAAAAATAACAAAGACAACAAGTGTTACAAGCAGATAGAGGATCTTATGTTTTAGGCTATCTACTTCTGTTTTAAGTTCTTCTACCTCTTTTTTAAACGCATCAAACTCAATTTGATCCATTCTCTGCGATTGAGCATTGAACATCTTCCTATACGCTTTTCCGCTTCTTGAACGGAATCCATTCCCGGTGTTCCCGGACTGCCACTCCAACACATTCTCTTTTTCCTCCTTTTCTCCTATGCAACTCCGTATTTAATAGCCAACTCTTTTACGATAGCCGTATATCCCTCAATCAGCTTCTTATCATCAGCGATCACATCCAGATAATTCAATTTGTCTCTTCTGGATTTGCAAACACCCTCATCTGCCATTCTTCTACGTTTGTTTGTGAGCCTCTGCTTCACATTCACTCCCATGCGTTTTTCTAACAACTGATAGGATTCCCCTCTTACATCTTGATAAGACTTGCTGTCTCCGCACTCCATACCGATTTTTCTCAAGATTCTTCCGGTATCTTCTCTCCATGACGTTGTATCGATTGCAACAACCTCACGGATGCTTTCGATCCGTTCTTCCACGTGCTCAAGCTTCTCTGCCTGACGCTTCTGCTCAATTTCCAAGTTAATCATGACCTGTAACTGCGGTGAGAGTTCCTGTGTGGCAAGAGACGCCGCTTTGTATTTCTTTTCTACCTGAATGAAATATCTGCGTACTTGCTTTCCTTTTTCATTCCGTTCAAGCATTGCCATTTCTTTGGCGGCATCTAGTTTGATGATATGGTCTTTCTTTGGCGCACCACCGGACACCGTAGGAATTTCTACGGTGGTAAAATCTACATCTTCTTCCGCATCAATATCCGTTAAGCGGCGTTTTGACCATTCACGGTAAACGCTTGGTGCCCCCAGAACTTCATGCAGCTCTGAGCCGTATACTACTTTTTCTCCTGTGCTTGTCTCGTATACTGGGACAAGTTCATTTTCAATTACTTTTAATTCGTTCATTGTTCGTCCTTTCTGTGCTATAATTTCTTTAACAAAGTGGTACTGGTTCGCTATTCATCGTTCTCTCATATAACACTTTATCCGTGTGGTAGAGTACTCTATTTGCTTCTCTGTAAGTTAGTTTTCTTTCAATGATGATTTTTGCGATTTCAAGAATAATGTCCTCATTGTCTAAATCCAGATCGCAATATAAATCTCTTACATATGGAATTTCGTAGTTATTTCTTTCAATGCGTTCTTTCTCTTGATTGCGTCTTTGCAATTCTCTTTCTGCGTTGTTCATTATGTTACCTCCTGTTTTCGTTGTTAATCATCCCAAGATTCCAGCGTTTGCACGATGCCTTTATGTCTTCACCGTTTAGATTTAAAGATGAAAAACTTTTTTCTTGATGAGGGGCTTTGCTCCTCATTCTTCTCTATAGCTTTTTTAATTTGGTAGACTTCTTCGCTTATTGCATGAAGTAAAGTTGTTTGATATTTAATTTCTTTTGCTATATACGATTCTGGATCTATACTTGCTATATTCCTTTCATTTTCTTTTGCCTTTTCAGCTTCTTCTCTTTCTCGTTTAGCAAATTCTACTATTGCTTCTTGTATATTCATCTTTCTTACCTCTTTCTTTGAATATTTATTGTCATTTGTTTCCATATCTCCTATAATTTGCTTACAGGCATCTGCCAATGCCGAGTATTTAAGAAAGGAGATCGACTATGGTACTTAAATCTTTTGACGAATTTAAAAAATCGTTAACACAAGAAGATATCGACTATATCAACGGCGTTAATGATGAGGATTATCCAACGCTTGAAACATCTCTTGGAGACCCTAATGCTTTTAACGAAATAGCCGGATTTATAGCTGGATTCAGTTTTAAAATGAACGTCCGTCTTCTTGAGTTGTATCACAAATGGCTTTCCGAACAGCTTGAGAAATAATCTTTCCATTAAGCACAATATCGGAACTGAGCTCCTTGCTTTTTTTAATAGCTTGGAGTTCTTTTTCATTAGGACATCCACAATATTGACAATATTTGTTTGAACTGTGTATTAAATTTTTGCACCGAGCGCAGCGAATAAAATTTTCGTGTTTTAATAAGTATTCGTTGCGTTCTTCTTGTGTCATTGCTACTTCTCTACTGTCGGTGAGTAACTGACCGTTTTGTTCGAATACTGTTAAATTATTCATTTAATCTCCTTTCTGTTTTTAACATTTCATTTTCGCATTTCATGCGACGAATTGACTAAAAAAAATGCTATTCACTTCGTTCCTGTTCAGATTTAACTCTTTAGAAATAACATCAGCTTCACCTATCGTAAATGTTTGACCATCCGCCGATAACTTTCTGTAGAATGTAGACCTGTCGATTCCGATCTTTTTCGACATACTTTCAGCATTTATGCCGATCTCGACCATTTTCGCTCTGAGTTTGTTTACATTTACCACTCCATCATCTCCTTTCTTTTTTCGCATTTCATGCGACTAATTGTATATTACAATGCCTTGTCTTAAAAGTCAATACTGTTTTTGCATTTTATGCGATTTTTTTTGTTTTTCGAATAAAAGCAGTTGCGTATTTGCGAATAATATATTATAATACGTATATAAGGTGGTGAACAAAATGACGATAGGACAAAGAATTAAAAACAGAAGACTCTACTTAGGTTTAAGCGTTGATGAAGTTGCTTTAAAACTTGGAAAAAATCGCGCAACGATATATAGATATGAAAAAGATGATATCAAAGATTTGCCAATTACAGTACTCGAGCCGTTAGCCAACGTACTAGAAACCACTCCTGCTGATTTGATGGGATGGGATGGTTCTAGCGATAAAGGCATCGAAAACGTATTTGTAAACGATAGTATTGAAAATATAATTGATAACATCAGTGCATTTTCTTCAACGGAAAAGAATCATTTCAAAAAATATCTAAAATTAGTTGAAGTAAACAGAAAAAAGGCAGACAATTATATCGAACAGCTGTTATCCATTCAGCAAATGGATGATGATTTGTCAGTAATGGCAGCTCATGAGCGTACAGATATTAAAGTAACAAATGAAATGAGAAAACATGATGATGACATCATGATGGATGACTCTGAATGGGAGTGATACGATGACAATTTATGAGGAACTTTTAGAAGAGGCGAAAAATAGCGGACTCGTAGTCCGTGAGAAGCCTCTGTCTGGGAGTGATGGACGAATATTCAGAAATAGAATTGCAATATCTGATAGGTTAAGAACATCAACAGAAAAAGCGTGTGTACTCGCAGAAGAAATGGGACATCATTTCACTGCTGTTGGAAATATCATTGACCAAATGAATATTGAAAATCTAAAGCAAGAACAAAAAGGTCGATTACGCGGATATAACCGAATGATCGGGTTACGTGGTATCATATCCGCTTTTCATACTGGATGCCAGAATCGATATGAAGTTGCAGAACATCTACATGTCACAGAAGAATATCTGCAGGAAGCTATTGACTGCTATACTGGAAAATATGGTGAATGTACTACTGTAGACAATTATGTTATTTATTTTATTCCTAATTTAGCAGTTATGGAAATGATATGAGCGCTACGGCGTTTATATAGAGTAAAGTGGTGTTAATGTACGAAAAGGAGGATAAAATGGATCTATTTAAAAAAGAGGAAAAAGGAAAAGAAATATTGAATGGTGGAAAAACAGTAAAGCTCCGATTGAAGTCAAACGGAAAGTATACTGTTGAAGTAGACGATATCGCCGTAAAAGTTACGCAACGTGGTTTTATGAATGCAGTAAATAGAGGTTTTTCTGGTACAAAAACTTTTCCTTTCAGCAACATTACCGCAATCCAATTCAAAGAGCCAGGATTTACAACCGGATATTTGCAATTTATATTATCTGGAAGTTTAGAGACTAAACGTGGCGTTTCCGGCGCAGTACGTGATGAAAATTCGATTTTATTTACAAAAAAAGAGTTGGCTTTAATGTCGGAGCTGAAAGAATATGTAGAATGGAAAATTTTAAATAAACATCAGGCAAATACAGTTAATAGTAACAATTCTGAAGCAGATGAAATTTTGAAATTCAAGTCACTTCTTGATCAGGGAATAATTACAGAAGATGAGTTTGCGATTAAGAAAAAGCAAATACTTGGCTTATAAATAAATGATTTTTTTATTGACACGAGTAGTATGCTCACTATATAATAACTTAGCAATGGAAACCTTGAATCACGCCTATAGGGCATTATTATAAGTTCTAAGTTATTATGCGTAGACCTCGTAGCAATACGGGGTCTTTTACGTTATTAACCACCACGTTGATATCAAAGGAATGGTAAAGAAAAACCGCCCCAGTGCTACCAACACTGAGGCGGTCTACATACCCGAAGATATGCGATTGAAATCCAAGAATATTGTATCATCTTCGGAGCAGTCATGCAAGCGGAACATTTGTTTTGCGCTGGCTGTTATTTTTATACTAAAATTTAAGGAGATGATAAAAATGGGAACTAAATACAAGCGCGGAAAAGACGGATATTTCCGCACAAAAGCATGGGATGGAACTTATAATACAGATGGAACGAAACACCGCCAAAATCTACAGACAACAAAGTCCAGTAAAGAGCTGGAGCGGATTGTACAGGAATTTAAAGCAAAGGTCGAGAACCGGCAGAACATCCGGAAGACGGACATTACATTCCGGGAATACGCAAAGAAATGGAAGGAAGTATACAAGCACTCCAAAGAGGGTAATACAAAGGCAATGTACAGCAATATAATAGACAAGCACTTTATCCTACTTGATGGAGTTAAAGTATCCGATATTGGCAGAATCCACCTGCAGCTCTTACTAAACAATGCAAACGGAAAGCCAAGGACACAAGAGCAGATCTACATGGCATTTAAACAGGTTTTGGGAAGTGCTATGGCGGACAAAATCTATCCGCCGGTACTATACGAGGAAATCTTTGCAAGCATCCAAAAACCTAAATATAAGGCGCCGGATAAACGCCCTCTGACGGAATCTGAGAAGAAAGCTGTCTTTGCCGCAGAGTACAAATACGACAGGGATCAGGTCTACACATATCTGATCTATGGCTGCGGAATGCGCAGAGAAGAGACACTGGCTCTTACGGTGTTTGACTTTAACTTTAAAAACAACACCATTACAGTCAACAAGGCTTTTGAATTTGCAACCGGTAACGGGCAGCCTACTCTAAAAGGTACTAAGAGCGATAATGGAGACCGTACTCTCCCGATACCAACAAAGATATTGCACATTGTGAAAAACTTTGTAGAATCCGCAAGAGCGCGTGGAAAAACTTATATTTTTACCATGCAAGGCGGAGAACCGATGTCTAAGAGCAGCTACGATAAAATGTGGGTGAGAATCCGCAAGGCGTTGCAAGAGCAATCGGAAGAACAGATCACCGGTCTTACATCACACGTATTCCGGCACAACTACTGCACCAACCTGTGTTACCAGATTCCGAAGATCTCGATCAAGAGGATTGCGCAGCTACTGGGGGATTCTGAAAAGATGGTAATAGAGGTTTACAATCACATAATCATGGAAAAAGAGGATGCTGATGGGGCAGTCAATGATGCCATGAATTTTTAGGACAAACATGGGACAAAAATGAGACATTAGACAGAAATGAGACATTTAGAATCGTTTAAAATCGTTTGAAATCGATTATAGAATTAAGACATAAAAAGAGCGGAAACCCTTGTAAATACTGGATTTCCGCCACTTTAAAGCAATGAGCGTGCGGGGATTCGAACCCCGGACAACTTGATTAAAAGTCAAGTGCTCTACCAACTGAGCTACACGCCCTTATTTTCTTATAATACCCGCTAATCCAGGTAAACTGGGCTAGCTGGATTCGAACCAGCGAATGCAGGAGTCAAAGTCCTGTGCCTTACCGCTTGGCGATAGCCATTAGTAAACTCAACTATGACACTGCTTAACTAGTGCTTCTTATAAAAGAAAAGGGTGGGTAATGGGACTCGAACCCATGATATCCAGAACCACAATCTGGCGCGCTAACCAACTGCACCATACCCACCATACCGAGCCTGGGGGGATTCGAACCCTCGACCTACGGCTTAGAAGGCCGTTGCTCTATCCAGCTGAGCTACAGACTCGTATAAACTTTATCCCCGTTTATAGGCTCCTTACAGATTACTCTGTAAGAAAGCGGGTGATGGGAATCGAACCCACGTATCCAGCTTGGAAGGCTGGTGTTCTACCATTGAACTACACCCGCGAAGTCGGGGTGACAGGATTCGAACCTGCGACCTCCTGGTCCCAAACCAGGCGCTCTAGCCAAGCTGAGCCACACCCCGTTATTCGCTTTCGTGTCGTTTTCTCCGTGACACAATAGCTATTATACATAAGGGTATACCAATTGTCAACAACAAATTTCAAATTTTTCAAAAATTTTTTCGCACCTTCTCCAACCTTTGCGAAAGCCCGAAAATACGCTATAATATCCATATTCTATAAGAAAGCAGAGGTACTTATTATGTGGGCTTACAACGAAACATTTTATCAAATTTACCCGATTGGATTCTGCGGTGCCCCGACTCACAACGATGGCATCTGCGTTCCGCGTATTCTGAAATTGAAAGACTGGAGCAGTTATCTGGAGAATCTGCAGATCGGTTCTGTTCTCTTAAATCCGATTTTCGAATCTGACAATCACGGTTATGATACCAGAGACTTTAAAAAGGTGGACTGCCGCCTTGGAACCAATGAAGATTTTCAGGATGTCTGTGACGATCTGCATAAGCATCATATCAAAATCGTGCTGGACGGAGTTTTCAACCACGTTGGACGCGGTTTCTGGGCATTTCAGGACGTTCAGGAAAAGAAGTGGGATTCTCCTTATAAAGACTGGTTCTACATCAATTTTGACGGTGACAGTTGTTATCAGGACGGATTCTGGTATGAGGGATGGGAAGGACATTTCGAACTGGTCAAACTGAATCTACAAAATCCTGCAGTCACAGACTACTTATTAGACTGTGTCCGCTTCTGGATCGAAACATTTGATATTGACGGACTTCGCCTGGATGTGGCATACAGTCTGGACCATAACTTTATGCGGAGACTCCGCTCATTTTGCGAAGAACAAAAGCCTGGATTTGTTCTGATCGGTGAAGTACTATTCGGTGATTATAATCTGATTGTAAATGATGAGATGCTGCACAGCTGTACCAATTACGAATGCTACAAGGGAATCTATTCCAGCCTGAACAGCATGAATCTGTTCGAGATCGCACACTCCCTGAATCGTCAGTACGGACCGGAACAATGGTGTATCTACCGTGGAAAGCATCTGATGAGTTTTGTGGATAATCACGATGTCACACGGATTACCAGCATCCTGACAACCCCTGCACACCTGCCTCTGGCTTACGGTATTTTATTCGGTATGCCGGGAATTCCCTGTATTTATTATGGAAGCGAATGGGGCGAAGAAGGTATCAAGACTCCGGACAATGACTATGCGCTTCGTCCATGCTTTGAGGCGCCAAAACCGAATGCACTGACTGATTTCATCCACCGACTGATCACACTTCGGCAAAACAGTGATGCCCTCTGCAATGGAGGATACCGCAATATCTCAATCACAAACCATCAGCTTGTCTTTGAACGCCGTACAGGGCAGGAACGGATTCTGATCGCCATCAACGCGTCTGAGAGCGATTTCACGATCCATCACGGAGAATTGCTCGGAACATTCACCGATCTGCTGAAAAGCGGTTCTGGGAATATCTCACAGACGCTGAATGGCTCTCTGGATCTTCCGGCTTACAGCGTACAGTATCTCAAAGAGATTTCCTGATAAAATTTTTAAGATTAAAAAAATCCGTGTAAACATCCACACTGTCCTGCGATATTTACACGGATTTTTCATAGGTATAAATTCCTTTAAATTATTTTCTGAATTTATATTTTCCTTTTCCGTGACCTGACACAGGCTCAATAATATCCGACTGCACCAAGTTGGAAATGAGTTTGGAAGCTCCTGAGCTTTTCAATTGAAGCAGTTCCATGACAGCGCTTCTTCCAAATACCTCATCAAAACCAAACTTTTCAAAAAGTCGGTGGATATGAACTGTCGTTTCGTGGATATTCTTTTGCAAGTTCGTATAATTCGCTCGGACAAGTGCATTCCTGAAATACCAAGCATGATCCGCAAAAATATCATTCGTTGCAGAAAAACCAAGTGTTCTCAGATACTTGATGAAAAACACCGCTGTTGTTCTCGTATTTCCCTCTCCAAAAATATGGATTTGCCACAGTCTTGAAATAAAAACTGCAAGATGGTGGATTATCTCATCCATTGACAATCCCCTGTAGCTAAAATCTTTCTCCTGCGAAAAATCATATTCAAGGGTAGCTCTCAGTTCAGAAGCGCTGCCGTACATAACGGTTGCCCCATCAAGCACCCATTCCTTTTTCGTAATATTATAATCTCTTATCTTTCCGGCGTGGTTGTAAATACCCCGAAAGAGTTTGCGGTGAATAGAGATCTACTTATTTGGCGAATAAGATTCTGTACTTCTTTTATCGTAATTTTTCCTTCAATATTACGAATAGCAATATCAATCAAATATTTAGATGGTTTCAGTCCGTCCACAGCCTGAAGTCCGATTGCCGTACTCCAAGCGTAACCTTTGCTGGCTTTATCAGGTTCGGACTCTTTCAAATATTCCTCAAACGGATCTTTATCCATATTGCCACCTCGCTTCATAATTTATAATTCACTCTATTTCTTCTAATAGTTTGGACAATCAAACCTATTTTCAAAACAGCGCCTAATCTTCTTTTCTTCTATATGGTACATGATGGTTCCGACACCATTCTTCTGCTATATTGATATAGGTCCGATTTCTGTAGTCATAATAAATCTGGCTGATTCCCAGATCATTTATTTTATCTTTAAAACACCTGTACGGATGCCTTCTTCTAAGAGCATCAAACAGTACTTCAGAAACTCTTTTATTCCCACTCTCATACGCAAACTTCTCCATGATACTTTTCTCATGAAGTTCATACTGATTCGGCAATCTGACATAATCATCCGTCTCATCAATTTCTTCCCAGAGCTCCTGATCTTCTTCACAGGCCATTGAATAAACCGATTTAAATCTTCTTCTGCCTCTGCTATTACAACTACTTTATAATGCATATTTTCCTCTCATATCTGAAATCACAGCGTCTGCATTTCGATAATTTCCATTTTTTGAAGATTCTCTAGATTGTTCCAGTCTTTGAAACATCTCATCTTCTGTCATAGATGTATATGGATTATGCACAGTTCTTTTTATTTCAAATGGGAATCCGTTATGTGCAACAGCCTGCGTCAAAAACATTCTTATTGCAGATGTCGTATCTGTTCCAAGATCTTTAAAAAGTTGATCAGATTTATTCTTCAAGTCATCGTCTACCCTAATTTGAATTGTACTTGCCATCTTAAATACCTCCACTTCTTTTCCTTTTATTATAATGTTATATCATTGCTATTTCAATACATTTACAATGAATCGGATGTTTTTTTAAGTAATAAGTATCTTTCCTTCACACTTTTCTTTCAGTTCCTATATAAAATCATTATTCATAAATCACTGATTCTGTCATTTCAACGAGCAAAAAAAGAACTGCCTCTAAACTCTAGAAACAGTTCTTAAATATGAATAAAATTGATGTCAAATTGATGTCAAAACAAACGTTCAGATCCGCAAACCCTTGATTTTACGGGCTTTATTTGTCTAAGGACTTCATTATCGGGATTAATTGAACGATTCCTTCCACCCTTGTCCGCCGAGCTCCGTCAGGCACCGTACACATCCAAAAACCGATTTTTTTGGTCTTCCACTGAGGTCCATAGAGCCACAAGTTGGCTGTGTCATTCGTGTTGTACAAATTGTTTTGATATATAGATTGTCTCTTCAAGTAACAAGACAATTCTCTACTTATATTATAATCTTTCCCTGGAGATTTGCAACAATTTCCTGCTTTTTCTCCTGTGTCGCTTCCGCATAAACATCCATGGTTGTTGTAATATCTGAGTGACCCATGATACTTTGGATCACCTTCAAATTCGATTCATTCTCACACAGTCTTGTGCAGAATGTGTGCCTCAAATGATGAGCTGAAAAATGAGGAATAATGAGTGGTTCTCTATCCTCTTTCTCTGCTATTTCTATTTCATCTTTGTTATATGCAACTCTTGCCCTTTCAATCGCTCGATTAACTGCATTTGGTAAATATACCGTTCCGGTTGCTGTTACAAAAACGAAATTTGAATATCCATCAATCTCTTCTGAGGAAAAGCCAATGCACTTTTGGATCTCATACTCATCCAGAAAAGCATTGAACACTTCATCGATCATCGGAATGGTTCTCCGTCCTGAAATCGTCTTTGGTGTAGAAATATGCTTGACCGATTTTCTGTTTTCATCAGGTCTGTAGATAAAAGTATGATTCACACTGACAATGCGCTTTTCAAAATCCAGGTCATCCCATCGAAGACCGATGCATTCACCAATTCGCATTCCTGTTCCAAGAAGGACCGTTATAATAGGTACCCATCCTTGATATTCCCGATGGGCTTTTAAGTAATCCATAAAAGCTTTCTGCTGTGGAATCGTAAGCGCATGTCTCGGATTATCTTCCCAGATATGGCTCTTTTTGATTTCTGCCATTAATCCGTCTGTCGGATTTTGTCTGAGCAGTCCATCCCTTACAGCCATCTGGAATGCCGGATGCAACTGTGTATGTATACTATCCAGCGTATTTGCTTTCATTTCTTCATCCAGGATAATGCGATAATAGAATTTTTTCACATCAGAATATTTGATCTTACCAATCAGTCTTTTTCCAAATGTTGGTCTGACAAAGTGATTATACATATAGAGATAATTCACTTTTGTTGATGGTTTCAAATCATATTTCTGTTCGATAAACCGATCATACAGTTCATTCAGCGTCATCCTGTCAGCCAGCTGCGGATTCAGTCCATCTTCTTTGTCGCGGATGATTTTTCTTTCTTTTGCTCTGAGTTCAACCAATGTTTTTGCGTAAACAGTTCGTCTATTTTTATCTAAATCTGTATAAGAATAAGAATAGCGACCGTCTTTTCTCTGACTCTCACCGGTTCGCAACACATACCCCCGGCTGTCTTTTCTTGATTTTGCCATCCTCTCACCTCACTAATCGTGAGGAGCATCTTAACTGTGCTTATCCTGTCGGTATAATAGTTCCAATCCTTTCTTAAGCACCTGCCCTTTTGTAAGATCGTACTTTTCAGCATAAGCTTCCAATTGCTTCTGCTCAGCATTGGAGAAACGGATGGTGAAACGATAATTCATGGGATCATCACTCTTTGGTCTTCCCATCTTTGCCATACTATTTCCTCCTTCCTTACAACACTATTATACTTTATGTCCGACAACAAGTCAACGTGTTTTGCTCCTCATGTATTACATTTTATTTTTTATAATTCATCTCTGAAATTTTCAAGATATTCATCCACAATCTCTGTATTGACCAGAACAACTCTCTTCACATGATAGACTGCTTTCGCATCTTTCGCTAATTCCTGAAATGTATGCAACCCCATAGAATATAATTGTGCCCCTTCCTCATAACGGACAAATTTCTTTCTTCCGACCTGCACCAGCTTTTCTAATTCTGGAATTTCTTTTCTGACTTTAGGCATGAAAAACCTCCTTCCTTCGTACATAAAAAATATCTTTCATATATACAAAAGAAGGAGGGTGAAAATACAGCCTATGATATGCAATTTTTTTATTTTAACAAATCGAGCAGCGTATATTCACCTTTTGGAATCTTAGCTGTTCTATGATACTCTTTTATTGCTTCCACAAGAATCCCAGAATTAGAAAAATAATTAAACACGTAATCATATGATTTTACGTCAGACATTCTAAGATTTTCCTTACAAAAATCACTTGGTTTTTTCCCTGATTTTTTGAATTCTTTATACTGATTTTCAGCAAAGATAATCAACATTTCTATTTCCGGTGCAGTAATCACATTGATAACATCTATTTTATGTTCATATGCTTTACCAATTTTAAATTTTTCTCTTCTTGAATCTAATATTCTGATTACTGATATCTTTTCCGCAAATCCTTTTCTCAAATATTTCTGTTCAAATTTTTTGCCGTCCCTACATCGAATTACTGACTCCTCCAGCATCTCTTCTCTCGAAAATACAAGCAATTCTTCATCTAGAAGAATATCCATAATTGCATTTTCTGCAGCACCTTCACATATACACGCTTTATATTTTGCCAGTTCCAT